TGCAGGTCTGCTTCCTACCGCACCTTTAGGAATTAACATTGCGTCCGTACCTACCAGTTCAGTCGTTACTGCTGGGCTTGCACTATTAACCCCAACCCTATTATTAGTAGCATCAATAACTAAGGTATTGCTGTCAAAGTTCAATCCATTGGGAATGGATACAGCACTAGAATTTATGGTAAGTGCGTCTCCTGAAGCGTCTCCTAACGTTGCACCTCCATTAGCTGCAAATGCTGCGGCTACTGTAAAAACGCCTGTTGAATTAGCAATAGATGCTGAAGCCGTACCATCTTTAGCTTTAATATTGGTAACTTCAATATTTGTAGCATCTAAAGTTGTAATGTTTAGTGTTGGTACAGTAAGGGTTGGCAAATAATCAAATGCTTGAATAACGTTTGTGCCATCAACATAAACCGCACAAGTAGAACCATTCGGAATAGTAATTCCTGTGCCAGCCGCAGTTTTAACAACAATAGATTGGCTACCCGTAGTATTGTTCTGTACTACATAGTTTTTATTAATTGTTGGGACGATTAGATTGCGAGTTGCAGTTAAAGAACCGCTAGAAGTAGCATTTAAATAAACATTACGGGCTGTTTGACTAGCAACAGTATTGGTGTAAGTTAAAGTTAAATCTGCATCGGTTGGAAAATTAGCATTTGCTCGACCGACAATTGCATCTTCAAATACATTTGTAAAGTTATCATTCGTGGTTCCACCCCACAAGCCAGACTGCTCGCCTGTAGCAATTAACTCAATTTTTAAGTCGGTAGAATATGTACTTGCCATGTTAATTCCTATACTGTTGTTATATTAGTCCAGTTAGCGTTTTCAGTGTTGTCTATTTCATCCCAGTTTGCATTTTGTGCGTCATCAATCAAACTCCAATAATAATAACCAACCTGTCCCGTTAAACCTCTTGCAGAAACGCCTGTTAGGGCAAATTCTTTACCAGCAATAACTGAACCAAGATTCCCTGCCCCTAAAACGCCAGTTAAAAATGTACTTTTACCAGGTGCAACATCTCCACATAAACCGTTCGCATTTACGCCAGTCAAACTAACAATTAAATTAACGCCAACGTTTCCTACAAATCCTTCTGCAACATCCCCAGTTTCACCCTCTTCAGCACTTGCTACAACTGTGCCAGTTAATCCGTTAGCCAAGACACCAGACAAATCTGCCGACTGATTGGCAGTAACGTTTCCAACTGCACCTGTTGCATTCAAGCCTGTTAATGCAAACTGCGATGTTGCTACAACTGTTCCTACTGCACCACTAGCCAAGACACCGCTTAGTGCGGCTGTTTGACTTGCTGTTACTGTTCCTGTTACACCACTAGCGTCTACGCCTGTCAGTGCAACTGTAATTCCATCACTTTCATCACCTACAAAACCTTGAGCAAATACACCGCTCAACTCCACGGTTATATTCGCAGTAACGTCTCCTTCGTTACCCGATGCATTAACGCCAGTGAGCGCAACCGTAACGCTAACACCAACTGTCCCTACTTGCCCCTGTCCAGCGACTCCTGTAAGGTCTAGTTGACCACCACCCCACGGCTCTACGCCCCAGCCACTATCACCCCAGCCGAGGGACATTTAAACCCCCGCTTAAGTAGTCGACAAACGCAATAAAGCAGTCGAAGTAGTATTGGCTGGCATTGTTAACGTAAAGTTTCCAGAAGTAATAGTCTGGGAACCAAATGTAAACACGGCAACGGCTTTATCTGATTGTGTGCTGTTATAAAGCAACATAGCATCAAACGCAGTCGTTAACGTCACGCCTGTATAAACAATACTGGCTGATGAAGTCCAGTAACCTACCCCAGCAGTTGCTGATGAATTGGTTGATGCTGGCGGAGTTGCGTTCGTTACCGTAACGCCACCAGCCGTATATCCTGCACCACTTACCTCGTTAGTTACAGAATAAGCCGTGGTTGAGGCATTGTAGGTAGCACTAGCTAAATATAAAGCCGCTTTAAAAGTATCAGCAGCACTTGAAGCACGAACTGGTGCGACTCCAAAGTTGTGTGTACCAGTCATCAATTCGCCAAGGAATGATGTGCACATTGATTGAGTATTTGCCATATTTCTATCCTAATTGTTGTGTTTCTAATGCCGTTAATGGGGTACGCTTTAAGGTTACATGAGCAGAACGATGAACTAATTCACCCTCATGCCAATATTCCACCCAAGTGGTGTACTCGTTTTCGTTATCAACCAAGCCTTCTTTTTTCTCTAAAAGAGACTCATCCATAACGCCTTTTGTAGTGGTTATTTCCATGGTCATTCCTTAAATTCGAATTAATGCAGTTGTCGGTGAATTTGCAGGGAGAATCACCGTGAAATTAGGTCCTGCTTGTTTGTCTGAGCCAAAGTTCAGTACGGCAATCGATTTATTGCCTTGTGTTTGATTGTAAATTAAGGCTCCCCTACAAGTAAAGGAAACATTTGTCCAAGTGACATTATCAAAACTGACAAAAACGGTGCTCCCAGATGTACTAATGGTAACGTTCTGACAGATATTGCCACCAGCCGTGTAATTAGCCCCAGAAACTTCGTCCGTGGCTGTATAAACGGTAGTGTTTTCGTTCAAATCGGCGGTTGCCGTATACAAAGCCATGCGGATGGTATCGGTCGTAAGATTCTGTACTCCCGCAAACATATTCTGTTTAAACGAGGTGGTAATGGTTTGAGTAATCATGTGACTGGATACCTAGGTAAACCGTTACGATAAGCATCGCCTTTTTCTTTGGCATCGCCCAATTGTTTAAGAAGTCCCATAGCCTCGTCATACCTTGATTTATATAGGGCAACCATATCTTGCTCACCCTTCATATAGGTAATAGCTTCCATCAGACAAGCGTTTAGCAAAGCGGTATCAAAGTTATCACCAAGCCATGTTTCATTGGCAGTAACGATGGACTGTGGGTAATAAAAATAGTGCAATTCCATCCGATATACGGCATCGGGGGTTGGACCAAGAATAAACGACAGTTCGTTCGTAATGGTAGACCCTGATACGGTTGGTCCAAACAAGGCGTAATAGTATGGAACCCCAGTATCCGCAGGTAATGGGTATGCCTGACGAATAAAGTTTACGTCTTTGTTTAAAAGATAGCGGTATTCTTCATTGGCGGTGTTGTAATTTAAGATTACTGCCAATGAGAACGAGGCTAAATAGTCATCGGGTGCGGAAAGGTATTTATTAGCTGGACTTGTTACGCCCGTTACGTTTTTTCGTAAAGACGGTAACTGAACAGAGTTATAAATCTTCTGTTCAGCTTGTTCAATAAAACGATTGACTACCGCAGTCGGAAAGTTGTTTTCCGCATAATCATTTATTGAAGTAACAAGTTCTGTGTAATTCATCCCATTTTCCCGCTAGACATTCTGCCTTTAGTCGCCGCTCCAGCACCACGCATTTCAATCTTGCCGTATTTATCAACGCCTTTGCCGTGGGTTTTGCTAATTCCACCAACAGAAATATTCATAGTAGCCATATCTTCAGCACCAGTCATACCCTTGGAAGTCAATCCTTTAGCAGAGATTGTCTTGCCCTTCATCGTATGGGGAGGGGCATAGACTTTAGCGTCTCCCACCTCTTTACCCATTACCTTTTTAGAGAATTTAGGCATTATCGACCCCTTCCAGCGGTTTTTTTCATTCCTTGGTTAGCAACACGGGCTAAGTTACGACCCATTTTCTTCATATCCATAGTCGTTACACCGCCTTTTTTCATGCTGTGCATACGCTTTTCGTGACCTTTGACGGCTTTTTTAGCAACCTTTTCCATCATTGGCATGTCTTTTTTAATGTCTTCGTGTTTCATAAATTACTCCTTAAGTTGATATTGTTACGCTTCCCAGTTGAATATTCAAGACTAAGTTGTTTGGGGTAAGCCCCGCATCAACCCCACTTGAACCTCCAACGGGATTCCAGCCCCACTGAAATACTCGACTACCCTCTTCAGGAAAACCACTTGCATTAACGCTTGTATTATCGCTAGGGTTAACCTGTAGTCCACTAAGACCTGACACTCTATAACTAACGTCTGGGCGAGGCTCTAAAACAGCCTGTGGGTCATAAACTGGATACATGCCCAACGATAACTGCGGCTGGTCTGGGTCCCAACACGTTGGACAAACTTTAATATTAAAGAGACGGGTTTTAATAATCTCTTTTTTAAGTTCCTTAAGTTTATATCTTTGCCCGCATCGGTCACATTCCGCAATTGAATATTTGCCAGAAGCGTATTGAGTTGTCATATATCACCAAAACATTTGACGAGGAACAAGACGTAATGAAGCCTTTTCTCGGTCTTCCGTAGAGGCAAGATTCCATTGTTCTTCGTATATTTGCTTTAACAATGCAACCCTATCCATAGCTTCTGGGTTTTTGACGGATAGGTGATACGCAAGACCAGCAATTAATGCTGGTAACAGTCTAAAAGGAATGTCTTCAATTCTGGTGCCAGTTTCTGTGTCCTGAATCCTGCGAAGACGGTAATAAATTAATGTATATCCTCCACCAGCATCGGGCGTGGGCCAAACGTTTACAGATGGTAAGTTTTGAATATAAATAGCGGCACCACTATTGTGCGAAACGGCAGTCGTTCCGTTTTGACCACGGTTACACAATTGCAATTGATTATCTGCTACGCTGGCATACGAGATAACTTCATTATCAATACGAATAAAACCTTGCGAAGGCAAGTTAGCAGTAGAAGAAACGGTAATGGTAGTAGCCGTAGCGTTAATAGTAGCCGCAAGGGTAGCTGTGCTTAGGTTTTCTAGACCAGACTGACGGTTAACCCACAACTGAATAGGACGACCTTGCGTTGTTTTATTCGGGATTTGGATATACATCGTCTCCGAAATACGGGTGATGCTAATGTCAATTTGATTGGTAGCTGCTTGATTTTGCCGAATAACGGTATCTAATAAATCAATAGTATCTACGGGTAGTGGATACAAAGACTGACCTGTTACAAGAGGTATTTGCCCTTGCTCAATTGTCCACATGTTAATACCCCGATTTGCCCACTCAATGGTGAGCAAATTCATAGAACGCCTAGCCGTGCGTAGCTGATAACCAGTACGCATTTCCATACCACAGCGTTCAAAGGCTTCCTCTGCAATCTCATTGAAATCAAGATTAAACAGGGTTGTGCCTGTAGTGTATGCCATCTACTTAACCTTTCTGTAAGGTTTTACTTTTGCTTTTACTTTTGACGGCTGGGGCACGAACTGTTTTCCCTGTGCTTTTCCTTGCCGTTTTGCTCGTGTTGTTGCTGCGTACTCTTGTGGGCTTAGGGCTTCGATTGCCTTTTTTGGCAGGTATCTCTCGCCTGTTTCGGACGACTTCTTCCCTGACTTGGTTGTCCACTTCTGGTCTCCCCAAGCCTTTAAAGAACGCTGAGATTTTGCTAAACCACTCATTTATATCCACCCCAGCCGCCTTATATTTTTTAGCTAAGAGTTGTGCTTTCCTAGCAGACCATTGACCCGCACCCGTACCATGCGTGGCAGACGCTTTAATCTTGTTAAATAAAGCCTTGCGCATACTAGGTTTCGTATAGTTACCAGCTTTATTAACCGTACCGCCCTCTTTGTATTCAGTAAAATCCGTATCATCTCTACGAGCCTTACGCTTAGGTTTACCCATTTTAGAGGGCATAATAGCGCCCATTCCTCTACTTGGTCTCATACCATACGTCCTTTGGTTTTACCTTTAATACAGCAACCATCAGCCCGCTTAGAGGCAGTGGAAACGTTTCCACCCTTTTTGTAAGCTGGCTTCTTAATCTTGCCACTCATCA